CACTCGGTGCATTAGCCAGAACATCTTTATCCCCAACGAATACAAGAACAGCAGCTAATGAAGCTCGTAAGGCCATAGAGATTTCCATCTCGTTTGATATAAACAGCGGTGGGAAAGTCAAAGTCATCACACAAAGGGAGAAGCAAATGCCAAAGGTCGGAAAGAAAGAATTCCCATACTCAGCAAAAGGTATGAAAGATGCCAAGATGGAAGCAAAGAAGTCTGGCAAGCCAATGAAAAAGGCTATGCCTAAGAAAATGGGCAAGAAGAAGTAAATGGCCGAGAAGAGAGATCCCCGGCTGAAGAAAGCCGGGGTATCTGGCTTTAACAAGCCAAAGAAAACTCCATCACACCCAACGAAATCTCATGTTGTAGTTGCAAAGGTTGGAGACAAGGTGAAGACAATTCGCTTTGGGCAACAGGGCGTATCAGGTGATAAGAAGCCAACAGCAAGGCAAGCATCATTCAAAGCTCGTCATGCTAAGAACATCGCTAAAGGAAAAATGTCAGCAGCCTATTGGGCAGACAAGGTGAAGTGGTGAAAAAGAAAACAGCATTCTGGGATAAAAAGAATCCCAATAAAAAATCTACTCCATTGACTCCGGCACAGAAAGCAAAAGCTAAGGCTGCTGCTAAGAAGGCTGGAAGACCATATCCAAATTTAGTAGATAACGCAGCAGCAAAGAGAAAGGCTAAGTAATGGCAACTGGTACCAACGGAAGCACACTCCATGCAGAACTTAATCGCCTCGCTAATGGTGGCACCTATCCTGCTATTCAGTCATATGTAGGTGCAGCTAAGGCTGCAAACACTTGGGCTGGAACTACAGGGTTAAGCGTTGTTGGTGCCTTAAATGTCAAGGCTGGTAACACTCGGCCTAATTACAAAGACCTTCGTGGTGTCTGCAACCAACTAGGCGGAACTACTGATAAGGCTGCTGCCGCAGCCCTGAGAGCGGTGAGTGAATGACAACAACATTTAGTGGACTTATAGAACGAGTCCTTGGGCAGATCCAGAGTTATGGGGCCCAACAGGAAACCGCTACTTGGATCAACCAATCTGGTGGAATTGCATCAACCACAGCCACAGACTTCGTAGTCAATGAGACTGCCCAGATGGGTCGTGGCATCATCGAGGTTGGCTCTGAACTGATGTATGTAGATCGGACAGACAACCTAACCAAGCAGGTTTACCTTGCCCCTTGGGGTAGGGGTTTTAGAGGCACCACAGCCTCTACGGCAGCCAACCAGACCAAGGTGGTAATTGCACCTCAATACCCACGATTCATGGTCAAGCAGGCTATTAACGACACAATTCAGGCTGTCTACCCAGAACTCTTTGGGGTAGGCACACACACCTTTAGCTTTAACTCAGCCGTTACTGCCTACTCACTTCCGGCTACTGCCGACTATGTCCTCAATGTCAAATGGCAGACTATTGGCTCAACCAAGGAATGGCTCAATGTCCGTAGGTATGACACAGACAAGACTGCCAACACAACAGTATTTGCCAATGGCAAGACCATCAATATCTTTGACATGATTGATCCGGGCAGAACTGTTCAGGTTATCTATGCCAAGGCTCCATCAGTTCTTTCTGCTGAGAACGACATCTACGAAACAGTAACTGGTCTGCCATCTTCTACTATCGATGTAATTGTTTATGGAGCTATTGCTCGACTTATCGTTGGTTCAGATGCTGCACGAATCCCAAGCCAGACAGTAGAAGCAGACATGATGGATCAATCCAAGCCAATCGGTGGCGGAACTTCCGTTGCACGATTCTACCTTGGTTTATACCAGCAACGACTACAGCAAGAAGCTGCTGGCCTTCGAGATCTTTATCCACCCCGACTCCACTATACGAGGTAACCAATGGCCCAGAAAAGATACTACGCCTCAACAGCAAAACAGGCATCGCTATCATCAGGTATCGATAGTACTGTTCAATCAATCACGCTTGACCTAGTAACAGGTTTTCCAAGCAACTACCCTTACACCTTGGTTATCGATCCAGATACCAACAAAGAAGAACTCATTAGCGTTACCGCATCTGGTGGTGGAACTACCCTTACTGTAACTCGTGGTGCAGATTCTACAACAAATGTGGCTCACTCCGCAGGAGCTACGGTTCGCCATGTTGTTTCCGGTCAAGACTTTAACGAGTTCTCTGCTCATATTGGATCTGTTGCTGTTCCAACAACAGCAGGTGTTCACGGTGTAACTGGCAATGTTGTTGGAGATACTGATTCACAGACACTTACAAATAAAATTCTTACATCACCTACTATTGATGGCGATGGAATTTACTTTGAAGGTACTACAGCAGATGCCTACGAAACTAGACTTCTTGCTTCAGATCCAACAGCAGATCGAACAATTACTCTTCCTAATGCCACAGGCACAGTAACCCTTGATGGGGTTGCATCTACTCTTACATCTAAGACAATCACAAGCGGAACTTTGGGTTCTGATCTTGCTGCTGGAACTTACAAGATTACAGGTCTTGGAACTCCATCTGCTAATACAGATGCAGCAACTAAGGCTTATGTAGATACCCAGATAGCAGCTACAATCGATTCAGCACCTGCTGCCCTTGATACTCTTAATGAGTTAGCAGCAGCACTTAATGATGATGCTAACTTCTCCACAACAGTAGCTACATCTATCGGAACCAAGGTTGCCAAGGCTGGCGATTCTATGACCGGTGCATTGTCAATGGGTAACAATAAAATTACAGATCTTGCTACAGCCACAAGCGGAACAGATGCGGTCAATAAGACTTACATTGATACAGTCTTTGGATCGACTACATCAGCCGCTGCTAGTGCAACTGCTGCTGCAACCTCAGCAACAAGTGCTTCGACTTCAGCAACCTCGGCTGCAACTTCTGCATCCTCTGCTTTGACATCTGCTACATCAGCAGCAACAAGTGCTTCATCTGCTGCTACATCAGCAAGTTCAGCAGCATCTACTTACTCATCAGTAATTGGATTGACTGGTGCAGGAATTGTCCGTGATATGGGATCTATTACAGATGCCGATACAACATCGACTACCTATATCAACATTGCAACTATTGCAGCATCAGCACAGACATCTGCTACAGCAGCAGCAACCTCTGCTACTTCAGCATCTACATCTGCTACCTCTGCTGCTAACTCTGCAACAGCAGCAACAACCTCTGCATCTAGTGCATCTACCTCAGCATCGAGTGCAGCAACATCTGCATCGTCTGCCGCAACCTCTGCCACCTCGGCAGCGAATTCTGCGACTGCTGCTGCAAGTGCAATTCAAGCTGTAATCTTTGATGCTAAGGGTGACTTGATTGTTGCATCTGCTGCTGATACAGCAGCTCGATTGGCAGTTGGAACAGATGGCTACCTTCTTACAGCATCATCTACTGCAACCAACGGTATTACTTGGGCAGCAGCCCCAGTTAGCCTTCCTTCACAGACAGGAAATACTGGAAAGTATTTAACAACAGATGGATCTACTGCCTCATGGGAATCAGTAACTACAGATCCAAAGTCAGACATCTTCTTATTGATGGGAGCATAAGATGCCTAGTTCATTTGCAGTTCAAATTCGTAGAGGCACTACAGCAGAACACTCTACATTTACAGGTTTGGTTGGTGAGATAACAGTCGACACCACCAAGGACACCCTCGTAGTTCACGATGGTGCCACGGCTGGAGGGTATCCTTTAGCTAAAGCATCAGATGTAACATCATCTGGTCTCGATCCGTTTCTACTCATGGGAGCATAAACATGGCATATAAAGTACTTGGTCAGCTTGCCGCTGCCGCAACAACAGAAGAGGCTCTATACGCAGTACCTGCTTCTTCTTCAACAGTAGTATCATCAATCGTAGTAACTAATCGTGGATCAACAGCAGCCACATATCGTTTGGCAGTAAAGCCAACAGCAGCAACAACATTAGCAAACAATCATTATATTGCATACGATGTAACTATTGCAGGCAATGATTCAGTAGCACTAACTCTTGGTCTTACATTAGCTGCGACCAACGCAATCCGTACATACGCATCTAACGCAAACCTTACATTTTCAGCATTTGG